GCATCGCCGGTGCGAGCTGTTTCCCAATCCATCAGCTGAGTGATGGCATTGAGTGCGCCCCATGCCGTACCTTTGGCCGACTCCATATCAGCACCAAGACCGGCGCCATTGAAGAGGTCCAGTGCCCGGGTGCTTGCCCGGTTTGGCTTACCTGCATCACCAACCAGGATCTTGTTGAAGATCGAGGAGGCCTGCTCGGATGAAAGCTTGATACGAGCCAGCATCTCGGCTGATTCTTGAAAGGCCTTGAAGGTGTCGTTGAATCCGGCCAGCTTGGACTTGACCTCGTCAGGCCGGAAGAAAGTGTTGTGCCGTACAACGACCTGGGCGCCATCACGCCGCTGTGCCAGTTGCAGCGTGTTATTGCATACTACGCGAACCGAGGTAAGCCGCGCCTGCGTTGCCAATGAGCCATCGGCCGAGCTGGCCAGCAGAAGATACTGATTCACCTTGTCACCGGCCAAGTCAAACTGGCCGTCCATCCGAGCCAAGGCCCAATAATGCGCGCCATCACGCAGTACGCCGGCAGTTTCAAGACTTGCAATCGAGCCTACGATGTCGCGGAAGAACTCAAGGACCTCGACCGGCTGTACGATCTTGTACTGCGAAGACACCAGGCCAAGGGCCTCGTTGGAGTCGGTGCGGTACATAACTTTCTTGCCTTTGAAACCATTGAGTTGGTTGCCAACCGTGTACTGCACATCGGTCATTGCCAATTCAAAATCCAGGCCGGACTCGGTGGCCCAGGTTTCAAGAGGCGCATCGGCGGTGAGCTTCTGTCCGAGGCCATGCCAAGGAGTTGCGCCAACGTAGGCGATTGCTGCTTTGCCGGTAGCTGTGGTTGCGATTTGGTGTGCCATGATGTATTCCTTTCAGAGTCAAACTAGTAGGTTAGTAACGTGTTGTTGGTGGGGTACCAACAGTTGCAATAATAATGGTTCTCACGGGTTTGTAAACAGGTTTGAGTACTTTTTTGCAAAAAAGTTACTGCGGCCCTGGATGAGGCTCAGCCGCATTGCGGTAGTGAGACCATATTGACATACTGAGCTCGATAGTTTTGAACCTGAGACCACAGCCAGGGCACTGGTGAGTACGTTCCATGTAGTTGAACCTGTGTTCTGGTTCCCAGTATGCCCGGGTTTCCAGAACACGAGTCTTTGTATCACAAGCATTGCATTTCAACTAAACGCACCTGAGAGGGTAAAAAAGTTGATGGTCATGGCCATGAGCTGCAAAAGAATGATCAGCAGTACAAAGTTGAGTAACGTTTTGAGCATCATGCTTTGCCCAGATAGTCATGTGCCTTAGGCAGCAGTCTGACCTGCTTCAGCCGTTTATCCATGGGTGTACCCAGGAACTGTACGTAGCCGCTGTCTTCGAGCCATTTCAGTCTTGCATGCATTGACGCAATGGATCCGATCTTAAGGTTGCGGCATAGGTGCAGGAGCTCCATCACGGTCCACAAATCACGGGGTCGAGCTACATCAAGAATCAGCTCAGTAACGTGGTCCATGCCGGCTGCAAGACGCTTTTGGTGCCAGGTAAGAGGCTTCATGTCAAACTCCAAATAAAAAAACGATGATGAAATAGATGAGAGGCAGGCAGAGAAGGGCTTGTAAGCGGTTCATGGTAGTGGCCCAAATTGTTTGAATCTTTCCCAGGCTGAGGGCCAGATGGGGCGACCCCACAAGGCTGTGGCCTGCAATCTTTCCATGTCCCAGCTTACGTATTGGCAAGGCTTAGGCGGTACGTATGCTGTGCTGATTTTGGACTTGTCCCAGTCCTTGACGAATTTTCCATTAACAATCATAGTTGGTCTCGATCTTACGTGGTAGGTTGCGAAGGTGGTATACGTAATCGGGTTCGTTGTCAAAGCGCCTAGCCAGTGGGTGGCCTATGTTGAAATCCGATTCAACGGCTTTGTAAACCCAAAATGTGCGGTTGCCAAGGCGGCTTAAAACCTGTCGGCGCGTTAAGGTTCTACGCCTAACCATCTCACGTACACGTGATTCGATGGCGCCAGGTGTGAGACCCTCAACATGGATTTCGCCGGCCTTTTTTTCGCCATGCTGTATAAGGTATGCAATGATGGGGTCATCCATGCGTTTTATCCCTAAAGTGTTCCTTGATCTGATCGCCTGAGTATTGAAGCTTATCCACAAGTGTGGCGCATTCATGGATGATCTGGTATGCCAACACCTCAATCTGCCCGTGGTTATACATGACCGGGCCGCTGGCATTGAAGCCCGCGCTAGGAAAGCCTGCACGAATAGCAAATGCGCGAATGGTGTCATTCACGTGTTCTTCTCCTCTAACTTGTCTTGCGCAAAAAGAGCACCCGCGAGGAATGAAGCATAGTTGTCTGACCGTTCTGCGGCGCAGTCAATTTCCTCGTCCGTCAGGCTGACCCAAGGTAGATCAACTTTTTTCTTCAACTCCAAGTGCGCTTCCATCAGAAGTTTGAGGGTCTCTATTTGTGAGTGCATTGATGCGTGGCACTTCTCCACTTCATCCCGCAGAAATTCAACTTCAGTTGTGTACGGTTTCATGTGTTCTTCTCCTTCAACCGACGCTCGATGGCGCGGATTATGTTCGGCCCTACAAACTTATTAACCTGAAAGTCCTTAACTTCTTCCTCGGTTAGTCCGGTCCACAGGTGTGGGGCAGTGTAAAGAGGCACAACTTCATTAAGACTTGCTTTCCAGTTGTGCGCCCGTTGAGGGTTATTGGTAATCTCAAGCAAAACACGGTCAGTTTTCCCTTCACGCAGTTCCCACGCCACCGGCTCCTGCGCCTTCAATGCGTCTGCTTTGCCTTGCAGATACCCTCGCGCATAGTCAGTCATAACGGACTCCTTCCGCAGTACGGGCAGTTAACAATGATTGTGCGGATTGGTCTGCCGCATCGTAAGCATGTATAGGTCATTTCTCTTTCCTGTCTCTGATAGCCATTGCTGCTAGTTTGGTTATTTGTGATGCGTACTCTGGATCAACCGCCAAAGCATCACAAACTTTGGCGCACTCCTCCCGCTCATGTGCGGCGACAATTGCGGCGAAGGCTTCAATTTGATCTGTATGGGCGCTCCAAGGGTTCATCGGGTGACCAGCCGCCATAAATCCCGCTTCATGCGCCATGCGGATGATGTCTAATCTATTCATGCTATTTTGTCCTTAAACCCGCTCGGGCGTTGACGTAAAAAACATGCACGGCATTTCCATCGATGACCCTTCACGGAAAGGCTTGCAACCTTGTACTCTGCCTCGGTACGCATGCAGGTTTGACACATAGGTCTAGGTGGTCGATGGGGGCATGCCCGCCCCTCGTTGCAGTTTTTATTGCAAGGGGGGCAGGGTATCATGATGCGATGCCGAGCTCTTCAAGGTGTCGAATCGCAACGTAGGTCAACCGTAAAGGTGAGCCCAAAACCAACGTGGTCGCCTGACCTGCGGTTACGGGCTGCGAAACCACGCTACGTGTGCCATCATCTTTTGTGATGATAACCACAAACTCTTTTTTACCATGCCCCTTGTGCTTCATTTTGAGGCCTCGATGATGGCTTCAAGTGTACCTACCAGCTGCTTGACCTCGTCACGGCTGAGGGTTACCCACATCGTGCCGTTGTTGCCCATCAAGGATACCCAGGTGCTGCCGTTTTCCCACTCGGATACAGAGACCCGAGTGTTATGATCCTTGGTGTAAAGGAAGGTTTCGATCTTGGTCTTTTCCATGGTACGTTCTTTAGGCATTTCGATGTTGTCCCAGTAAGATGCGCAACGTGCGTCGGTGATGTCGTCGTAATCAGTCATTGTAGTCTCCTAAACTGCTGTAATGTTCATCGGCCATACGGTCATTCTCAGCATCAACATGCGCACCAAAGGCATCCTCAATCTTGCTGATCTGTGCATCACTGAGCAGCGGCAGAATATCCACACCATGCGCATACACGGCGTGGAAAATCATATACGCTGGCTCACCTGGATCTTCACGGCTGGAAAGCACACCCATCGAATGCTCAATGTAGCACATCAATGGGGCCTCGAGCTCAAAGTCGTCGTATTCAAACTCGGTACATTCAGCGGGGCAGGCTGGCCGGATGTAAGTGTCCCGCCAGTCACCTGGATTTGCTTTGCCTTGATGATCCTTACAGGCAGAGAAACCCGAGGCGCCAAGGCCAAAAGACTGGCCACACTGGGAGCAATAAATGTTGGTGAACTTGGTCATGATGATTTCCTTTCAAAAGTCAGTTAGCGTAGGATGATAGTACCCCTGTTTCCAGGGGATGTAAACAGGTCGTGTTACTTATTTGCGGTGATTTCTACCGAGTACCGCGCGGTAGGTTTCTTTTTGAACTGCGCCAACACCGTATCGGTGATGCCATAGTGAGCGTAGAGTTTCTTGGTATCCGTAGTGGATACGTTGGTGGAGTGGCACACCGCTTTGTAAAGCACGCCTTCAACCTCGAGGCGCTGCACGCCATCCTCATCAACCGGCTGCATGGAGAGCTGGTCCTTGAGCTCGTCCTTGATCGTCTCGGCCTCGGCCTGTAAGGCCTTGATCTGAGCCAGCAAGGCGCCGAGTTGGTCGATTTTGGTGAAGGTGAGTGAGTTATCCATGATGCATTCCTTTCAAAAGTCAGTTGGTGTAGGAGAATAGTACACCTGCTTACACGGGATGTAAACAGGTCTTGGAAACTTTTTTACGCCTTGGCCCAGTAGCCGTAGACCATTTTGCCGGAGCAGTCCCAGATATCCCAGGGCCGGCCGTTGATCACCGCCACGTAATGGCCGGCCATCTTAGCAATAACCGTGCCGGTCAAATCTGAGCATCGAGCTTTACGGCCTGCTATCATAGGGGCCTTGCACCAGACCCAGCCGTGGCGCTGGAGCACCTCAGCGTAGACTTCCTTGGATACCCCATTACGGGCCGACTTGGACCTGCCAAAGTCTGCATTGGCCTGGGCCAATTCTTTATAAACCGTTTTGTAATCGAGGTCCATCGCGATCGCCATGGCCCGGGCGCCGCAATCACCTGCCGTGCCTTTGAATCCTGCTGCTTTCCGTCCGCCATCGTGATATTTCCACATGATGTTTACCTTTCAAAAGTCAGAGTTGGTAGGTGCATAATACACCATTTCTTAAGTCTGTAAACAGGTTTTGGAAACTTTTTTACGTTGCCTCGCTGACCCAGATCGTGAGGCCCAGCTTCTCTGCCCAGAACTGATCCTTGATGGGGTACCATGGACCACCTACATCGCTTTTGGGCATCTTCTTGCTGATGACGTAATAATCACCACCGCGGGTAAACACCTTATCTGGATGCCGGCCTGGTTGGTACGCGTATTCACGTACAAACGCTGCTGCCGAGTCATAGTCCATATTCAGCGTGGCTGCCAAGGCTTCAAATTTCTTACTCATCCTAGTCCTTTTCAAAAGTCAGTTAGCGTAGGAGAATAGTACATCACTTCTAGGGTCTGTAAACAGGTCTTAGCAAATTATTTTTTCGTGGAAATTGTTGTACAACCTCGCCTCACCTGGTGTATTGTATGGTAATGGTGGAAAAGGCGCGGCCCTCGCTGAGCCTCTACCATCTGACTCTGAACCACCTAAGTTATTGACCCTAAAGCAAAAATGCCCAGAAACTCGGGAAAGTCTCTGGGCATCCGCAAAACTCTGAAAGGACCACCATGCAACCACAATCTGCGCCAACGGGCTTTGGCGCAAGCGTCGTCACACCAACTGAATTATACAATAACTTCTTACGTGATAGGGACTTCGACCAGGCAGATGCCAAGATTCTAGGCCTTGAGTTGCTGTCCAAGGAGGAGACTCGAGCTCTAATAGGTCATACCTCAGAGCTCTCCATTCGCATCCCCTACCACGACGTGGATGGCAAGGAGACCGGCTTTAACCGCGTCCGGCTTCTTCTGCCTAAGGGGAAGATGAAGTACTCACAGGCTCGTGCCAGTGGCAGTCACATCTACTTTCCGCCTCGAGTGAGTTGGCGCAAAGCCTTAATGGATGTTGACGTACCACTGGTCATCACGGAAGGCGAGTTCAAGGCCTGGGCCATCACACGGAAGATGATCACCGATGGGTTGCCTTACGTCTGTCTGGGCCTGGCCGGTGTTACCTCATGGACGGATAAGTCGGGACTGCATCTACACCGGGACCTCATGCAGATTCTGTGGAAGAAGAAATCGAGCTTCGAGTCCAAGAGTCGCAAGGTCTATATCATCTTCGACTACGATGGCGCAAAAGAGGACGGGGAGCTGAACGACCAAGTGGCCATGGCCGAGACCAAGTTGGCCATTACGCTACGAGGCCTAGGCGCGGAGGTCCACCTATGCCGTGTAGGTAAATTCTCACCTTCCGGTGTGGGTAAGAAGTGGGCCATCGATGACCATCTGCAAGGCGGCGGAGGATTGGCCGAGATTCTGACCACGACCTCCGTGGTCATGAACGGAGTGGATACGTTGGAAATTAAGTTACATGAATTCTCAACGAAATACGCGCTTTACAACGGTGATGTCATTCGCCTGGGTGATGGCCATATTATGAGCTTTCAGAAGGCCAAGGTGGACTCCGCACAGCATATCTTTGTATCTACCTCTACGGTGGCGGGTCGAGGCGCCACGCCTCCCAAAGTGGTTACCAAAGAGGTGCAAATCCTGGATGAATATAAGAAATGGCATAAGCGGTGTGACATCCACCGTGTAGGCATCTTCCCGCAATATCAAGGTATGCGCGTCACACCGGATGGTTGTTACAACTACCTCAATGCGTGGAGCTATGCGCCATCCTGGGGGTCGGCGCAACAGTACTTGGATTTCTGCGACTATTTCTTCCGCGATGAGCCTGAGTACGCCGCCTATTGGCATGACTGGGTGGCCAACATCATCCAATACCCGCACAGGAGAAACAATACAACCCCGCAGTTCGTTAGCTCTACCGAAGGTATTGGCAAATCTGCCATGGCGGAATTCATAGCCGAAATGATGGGCTTGGAAGATGGTGGGCCTGCAATCATAGTCGGACCAGATGAGCTCTTTGGATCCTTTAACGGGATCCTGAAGAACAAAATTTACGTGGTTGTGAATGAACCTTCATCCGACCGCGAGGACCACTCAGCCAAGCTCAAGAACTTCATCACATCCAAGGAAATTACCATCAATAATAAGTACGGCCATCAGTACTCGATTGAGAACTATATGAACTTTGTTTTCACGACCAATCGGCCATATGTGACTACGATGGGCAATAACGCGCGCCGTGAAGCCATCTACAAACCCGAAACTCTGACCAACCATGAGACCCGCCCTTTGGTCACAAAGCTCATGGCGTGGGCGCGATCAGGCGGATTCGGGTATGTTTTGAATTGGTACTATGATAGAGACATCACGGAGTTTGATCCCTTCAAGGCCGCACCGGATACGCGCAGGAAAGCTCAGGTTATCAAAATGAGCCAATCCCACACGCAACAGTTTGCCAATAACCTTCTTGAATGGGCACGCGCCAACGTAGGGGACTTGGCCTTTTTTACAAACCAACAGCTTCAGATACTGCACCAAGCATGGTACGGCGATGAGCGCATGCCACCATCTAAATACGTTAAGACGGCCCTTTCATCTATTGCGCCCGGCGATGACGCACTGGTCCTAACCAAGAAAGACGATCTGGAAGGCGGGAAGAACGTAACAGCTCGAGGCTGGATGCTGGGCAAAACCGCAGATTGGGAGGCTAGCAACAAGCGATCGGTGGCTCGCAAGACTGCCGAGGCCATCGCCAACGAGGTCACGGCAAATGGGGAAAACTACTGATTATGGGCTCGAAAAAGATTACCTGGGCCTCGCCAGAAAGTTGTAATCAGGTACTGATTGGGCAACACGGATTATAAAATCAGTAATCACCTTGCTCTAATCAGTACTTATTACACACTGAAATTACGGAAAGATTACTCAAAACCGTGCTCTAAGTTGTTGAATTTCTTCTATATTTCATATATTACAAATATTACTTAATAAGAAAGAATATTTATATATATATATAAGTATAGCTCTATATATAGTTTTCGCGCCGTTTGTAATCTTTTTTGTAATCCGCTGACTACGCAACTTTTTGACACTTTTCCATCACTCTGAGGTACTATCCCATCATGGACACTCCTAAGAAACGCGGACGCCCTTCGAAGTACGACCCGGCGCTTTGCGCACTCATCGAACCGCTTGGCAAACTGGGCAAATCACGTTACCAAATTGCGTCCGAACTTGGTATCCCTGCACAGAACCTTGAGAACTGGGAGCATGCGCATGAGGATTTTCGGATTGCCTTGAGAAATGCGCGTCTCGATTCCCTGAAATACTGGGAAGACTTAGCACAGCAACACATGATCGAGAACCCCGGTGGGCCGAAGCTGAACACGGGTCTTTGGTCTCGGTCCATGGCAGCTCGGTTCCCAGCCGAGTACCGCGAGAACTCCAAAGTCGAAGTGACTGGGCGCAATGGTGGCGCGATCGAAGTGGACCATGTGCACAACTTTGCGCAGGACCTGATGAACCAACTCTTGGCGGTACGGCAAGGCGATGCTGAGTCAGGCGACAGCTGAGGAATTCGCACGTAAGATCGCCAACGGGCCGGACCTGGGCAAAGCCTCACCAGAATGGCGTGGCGCCATCCAAGCCCGTTTAAGGTGGTTATCCATTGCCAACCGCCACCAAATCACGCCACGAGGCTCGTGGTGGTCAATCTGGTTGCTTCTGGCTGGCCGCGGAGCAGGAAAGACCCGTTGCGCCGCTGAGTGGACCTGGTGGGAGGCTTGGACGCAGCCTGGGACTCGGTGGCTGGTCTCGGCGCCTACCAGCTCGGATGTCCGCGATGTTTGCTTTGAGGGAGACTCAGGTCTATTGCGCGTAGTGCCCGAGGTTCTGATCGACACGTACATCAAGTCATTGCACGAGCTCAAGCTCAAAAACGGGAGCATCATCAAAGGGATTCCAGCATCGGAGCCGGATCGATTTCGGGGTCCGCAATTTCATGGCGGATGGCTTGACGAGTTAGCCGCATGGGACTACCTTGATGAAGCCTGGGACATGCTGCAGTTTGGCATGCGACTCGGCAAGTCGCCTAAGCTGATCTGCACTACGACTCCCAAGCCTAAGCCTCTCATTCTGGATCTCGTTAACCGCGACGGCGAGGACGTGGTCTACACCACAGCATCCACGTACGACAACATCAAAAACCTGGCCCCCACGTTCCAAAAGCAGATCCTGCAGTATGAGGGTACGAACTTAGGTCGACAGGAGATCTATGCCGATATCATCGATCCGGAAGAAGCCGGCGTCATCAAGCGTGCGTGGTTAAAGCTCTGGGATGCCGAGCGGCCGCTGCCTAAGTTCGAATACATCGTTCAGTCATACGACTGCGCAACCTCGGATAAGACCAAGAACGACCCCACGGCATGCGTGGTCCTTGGCGTCTTCCGGCCAAGCGATGACTCGCCCATGTGCGCGATGCTCATTGATTGCTGGGAAAAGCATATGCAGTACCCGGACTTGCGACCGCACGTGGTCGACGAATCCACCGTGATCTATGGCGATGTGAACGAGTTTGGCGTAGGCAAGAAGGTCGATCTAATTCTCATCGAGGATAAGTCGGCCGGCATTTCACTCATCCAGGATTTGCAACGTACCGGGCTGAACGTCCGCGCTTACAACCCGGGCATGGCCGATAAGATGCAGCGACTTAACATCGTGGCGCCCATCATCCGGCATGGCTTGGTGTATATTCCGGAATCAATGCATCGGCCCGGCTGCGCACGTGACTGGGCTGACCCCATGATTGCGCAAGTCTGCGCATTCCCCGAGGTCCGGCACGATGACATGGTGGATGCACTCACACAGGCATTGCGGATGCTACGTGATATGGGCTTCCTGGTCGTGGATACATTAACCTCGGATGAGGATGACTGGGCAGATGAAGTACGACAGCGTCGAGTCAACCCTTATGCGAGCTAAGCATGGCTGACCCAAGTAAAGTACGCGGCATTCTTGGACTATTCAGCAAAGCTGCGCCAGCTGAGGAAGGGGTTAACTTGGCCCGCAGAGGGGTTCTGGGGTTGCCAAGGCGGTCAGAGGTATTGCTACCTAGCCAAGTGGAGACGCACCTGCCAGCCGTGGTGTCACCTACACCAGCACCGGTTCAGCCACCGGCAGCTATAGGCGCCATTGAGCAGGTCATTGCTGAGAAGCTGGCTAAGCCCACGACGCGTCGTGAGTTTTTGGGAGAAGGCGTCAAGGCTACAGCATCAGCCGCATTGCGTCGCACTTTGCCCGGTGCGCTCAAACAAGCCACAAAACAACTCACCAAACCTCCAATTGACGAGGCGGCTGCAGCTGAAAAGATCGCTGATTACGTCAATTCGGTTTACAGTAATGAGCAAAACGCAGCAGATGCTTACAAAATCCTTTCCAACTGGGAAGCCAGAATGGCAAGGGATGAATGGCTCAATGATCTTGACCCAACCATTGGTGAATACCTTGACCCTGAACATGCACCCGCTGTTTGGGCTGAGCTAAAAAACTTTGGCTCTAGGCGCGGTGCCGAAGCAGCACGTGTGATTGGTCTCGACCCAAAGACTATTGCTCAGCAAACCGAGCTTCCTCAAAGTTTGGTAAAGAAAATAGTGGGCAACGGTAATCAACTTTTGAATGAACTGTCAGAAGCAGCTGATTATGACATGAACCTAAGGCAGATCATTGAAGATGGTCGCGGAAGAGAAGCTGCAAGGTCATCAACTTATCTTGACGTCCTCAATGATGAGCCATTTTTGAATGAAAGCTTGCAAAAAGCAATGCAAGAATTAGGTCCAAACGCTAGCGAATCTGCGTTGATTGACAGATCTTCTCAAGCTTTGCGTGAGAGATTCGCTGCTATGGAACGAGGGCATCAAAATTACAATTTCAATACTAAACGCACTGAGTACACACCACCTGAAAGTGAAAGCGCATTAAGAAGTGCATTACGTAAGCGCATAATTAGTGATGACGCAATTGAAAGTGTTTGGCAACAGGCAGGTGAAGAATACAATACTCCTGATTTGATAAACGATGCACTCAAAGCAATTAGAGGCGAAAAGCCTGTCGAGGCTGCGCCATCACCGGCAGCGGCGTCTGGGCAGTTTCCTTGGCGTGACGACGTACTGCGATGGTTTGAGTCGCATGAAGCCACTCCGCACGGGTCCAATAAGAGTTATGTTGCAAACAGAGCGCTAAACTATGGCGACGACACAAGTTCATGGATTAAAGACTTCAAGAAGTACTACGACCAATTCAACGCCAGCAATCCTAATGTTCCTTTAGCTGAGCAAATCAGCACTATGCAAAGCCAAACCGGATTGCCTGCCGAATTCATAGAAGCCATCTTCAATCGGATTCCGTGATGAAAGAGCAAACCAATCCATTTGCGTATCTTGCCAATCTTATCAATCCCGGGCAATATACTGAGCGGCCTATACGCGTGCCGCAACCAGGTGATACAGGTACTATCACACCTATCCAACGCAACCCACTCTATGGTATACCTGCAGATCTCTTGCAAGCGGCGCACAACCTGACAATTCGCAACCCGAATGAGATGACCGGTGCTGAGTTGTTAAGCCAAATGGCAAGTATTCCATCACTTGCCAAGACTCTTGACCGGTTGAGTGGTGGGTTTCAGCTGCACTCAGGCTCGGGGCAAGCCATTCAGATGCTGCCAGAAACACGCGATGCACTACTCGCCGTGGCACCATTTGCAGCTAAGCCGGCTGTGGCTGCAGCTAAAGCTGTTGTACCAGCAGCCAAGGCTGTGGGGCGTGGTGCATTGGCCGCAGCGCAAAGCGACACTGCGTATGACTTGGCTAATCGCATGGCGTCTGCCACAGGCGCAAGCCCATTGTACGCTGTCAAGCCGAAAGGCGGCAACTGGGCTCCTTCTATTAACTTGGATTTGCCGTCGAAGCGTTTAGCTGGGTCGGCAACTGAACTAAAGCCTGATAGCGTAACTCGAGCTTTAAGCCCGTTACGAACTTATTACCAAGGCCCAAACCTTACAGCTGCTGAGGTGGATAGCCTCAATGCAAATGTTGCGGAGCCACTCAATCGCTGGCTCGACAAGAAGCTCGCGCCATATGTGCGCAATGAGATGGGCACGCCCGATGACCCGATACGTCTTATGCATGAGCAAGGTTACTCGCATAGCCCAACATTAAGAAATTTAGACGAAAATTTTGGAGGCACCTGGTTGCCACAGCGCACTTTCGACGCTCGTTCCGAAGCGGGTTTCCCAGAAGAGGGGTTTGCGGTTAGAAAGCACGCCGAAGCTGGTTATCCTGAAGAAAATTCGCTCAACACGCGTAGAGCCGAAGAGTGGGAAACAATTTCTGATCGAGCGATTGATCCTAACATTGCTGGGAATTATCAAGAGGACATTCAGTTAGGTCGTCAGCGGCTTGTCAAGCCTGAATACAAATCGATTCTTGGTGATTGGGATCCTAATGTTGAGATGGCTGAGAAAAATCCATGGATTGAAAAGCTCGACCCAAGCACCCCCATTTACAGGATAGTCGAACCTGAAGCTTTCAGCTCTGAGTTAGATTTCAACCACCTCATAGATGAGTTACGCGCATCACTGTCGCCCAACTCAGAGCTGCCAGTGCACCTGCGACTCACGCCCGAAATGCTCAACAAGGTGAGTGTTGGTGACGCAGTCAAACGTGTCAGCGAGATCAACGATTGGCGAGCTCTCGAGGCTGAGAAGGCCGAGCGAGCTGGCATGCTGGAGAATCTTAATTCAAATGCTCGGCTTGCAGACCCCACTACTAAGTTGTCGTTCGTGGAGAAACCCGGCATGACTTGGGCAGACATTCCAGAAGTAATCGACGAGAAAGGTACCAAGCTCTGCACCAGCATCGGTAAGGCGGGTGGTTGGTGCACCATGAATGCCAACACAGCTCAGCACTATGGCGCAGGTCAGAATCGACTTGTCGCGCTGCTTGATGCAGAAGGTCGTCCTCACGCGCAGGCGATGATTGCCAAATCAACTAAATCGCCTTACGATGAGTGGTTTGATAAAAATGGTGGAGATGTTAAGGCACCAGAAGTTGCTGAGTTTCTTTCTTGGGTTGAAGCAAGAGCTAAAGCTGGCGGACCAAAAATGAATGCTGATCAGCTTTATTTGGACTGGGCAGCTGAAACAGGTCGACCTATAGTGCAACCTGTGCAAAACATTGCAGAGCTCAAGCCTCCAGGCAATGCATTCAGTAGCGACCGAGCGAAGGCATACGAGAAACGCGACCCTGACTATCAAAAGAAAGTTAGTGAATCTGTGGCTAAGTTCCTTAATTCAGGCGAATGGGGTCGTGTCAATGATTTGTATCACTATGGCATTTTCGACCTTAGAGATCCGAGCAGCTATGGAGGTTTAACAAAACTGTTCGGCGAAGAGGGTGCTGATAAAGTCTTTGCAGCAACTCGAGCAAATGGCGGCACCCCGCCAGTTCGATTCATGACTCGAGATCAGGTGAAAGATTTTATTAGCCCACCGGTCGAAGGCTACGCCACCGGCGGACATGTAAATCCACACTCTACGAACCCATTCGACCACCTGGTGTGATTACACCGCACCGTGCCAGAAAATTGTAATCTGCCCAATGAGGCTCGATAGCATTACAAACTTTGTAATGACTATTGCGTCTTAGCGCGTGTATTACAGACTCGAATTACAGTAAAGTTACTCTTTTGCAGCGGCTAAGTGCCTGATCTACTTACGTATTTCCTATATTACAAATATTACTTAATATAAATTAGTATATTTATATATACACTATGTATAGCTCTATATATAGTTTTCTCGCCGTTTGTAACTATTTTTGTAATTCGCCAAGACCGGTGTACTATCACTCTAACTTTAGGATACCATTGTCATCATGCCTGAAATGCCCATCGATCCGATGCAGGAGCAAGCCCTTTCGCAGGGTGTAGATCCGTCTTCTCAAATGCCTGGGCCTGAGGATGAAAAAGGGCTGGTGCTGGATTTGGATGACGAGTTTGCGGAGGTTGAAGAGCAACCCGACGGCTCGGCCATCGTTAAGATGGATGACTTCAAAGGCCCCAAGGAAGATCAAGACTTTTACGCCAATCTGGCCGAGGAAGTACAAGATTGGGACTTGGATAAGATCGCGCTTAAGTACATCGATCTGATTGAGAAAGATCAGGAAGCGCGGAAAGAACGAGATAAGCAATACGAAGAAGGGCTGCGGCGTACGGGCCTAGGCCATGATGCCCCGGGCGGCGCCACCTTCACCGGCGCATCCAAGGTAGTCCATCCTGTGATGGCAGAAGCGTGTATCGACTTTGAGTCCCGCGCCATCAAGGAGTTGTTTCCACCCGATGGGCCGGTGCGGACCAATATCATTGGTGACGTGGATGAAGAGTCGGAGGCTCGTGCTGATCGTAAGCGCGACTTCATGAATTGGCAGCTCACCGAGCAAATTGAAGAGTTTCGCGACGAGCAAGAGCAGATGCTGACGCAGTTACCGCTAGGTGGCTCGCAGTTTATGAAGCTTTGGTACGACGAGAAGAAGCGCCGGCCTTGCGCCGAGTTCGTACCTATCGATAACATCCTCCTGCCGTTTGCAGCTGCCAACTTCTACACCGCACAGCGCGTAACGGAAGTTCAGGACATTACGCAGGAAGAGTTTGATGATCGCGTAAGTCGTGGACTGTACCGCGATGTGAACATTACGCGTGCTACGGCTGAGCCTACCATGACAGCCGCGGAAAAAGCTAACGATAAGATCGAAGGCAAGCAGTGGCAGGATAACGAAGACGGCGTGCGGCGGGTCTTCCACATCTACACCAATCTGGCCTTGGATGAGGATAGCTATAGTAAGGGTGAGATGGCCCCTTACATCCTGATGATTGATGACCTCAATACCGAAGTATTGGGTCTATACCGCAACTGGGAGGAAGGTGATGACTCGATGGCTAAGCTCGACTGGCTGGTCGAGTTTAAGTTCATTCCTTGGCGTGGTGCTTATGCTATCGGTTTGCCTCACCTTATTGGTGGCCTTACCGCTGCTCTTACCGGTTCTCTTCGTGCGTTATTAGACACGGCGCACATCAATAATGCGGCCACCATGCTTAAGCTCAAAGGGGCTAAGATATCGGGCCAGAGTCAAAACGTTGAAGTTACACAGGTTACGGAGATTGAAGGCGCGCCGGGCGTGGATGATATTCGCAAGCTTGCGATGCCTATGCCCTTCAACCCACCCTCGCCGGTTCTATTGGAGCTTCTGGGCTTTCTGACCACCGCGGCAAAGGGTGTGGTCACTACATCGGAAGAGAAGATCGCCGATGTAACCAACAACGCACCGGTAGGTACTACACAGGCATTGATCGAGCAAGGCGCTGCGGTCTTCTCAGCCATCCATGCAAGGTTGCATAACAGCCAACGTAAGCTGTTGATGGTCCTGCAGCGGATCAACCGGTGGTATCTGGATGACCAACGAAAGGGCGATATAGTCCAAGAGCTTCAGATTAAGCGCGAGGACTTTAATCGCAATACCGACGTGGTGCCGGTATCGGACCCGCATATCTTCTCCGAGACTCAACGGATGGCGCAAAGCCAAGCCGTGTTGTCTTTGGCCGATAAGTTTCCGGATTTGTTTGATCGGCGTGCTGTTGTGCAACGCATGCTTAAGCAGATGAAGATTCCGAACATCACGGAGCTGATGCCTGCCACGGCTGAGCCGATGGAGATCAACGCAGCCGAAGAGAACGCGGCTATGTGTATTGGTCGTGCCGCTTTTGCGTATCCGCATCAAAATCAGCTCGCCCATTTGCAAGCGCATCTGGATTTTGCCTTGAACCCCATGCTTGGTGGTAGTCCATTCATTGCACCGACATTTCTGCCAATGTTCATCGAACATTTTAAGCAGCACATCATGCTGTGGTACCTGGGCCACATGAATGGGTATGTTGAGCAATCACTTGGCAAGCCGGTCAAGGATTACGACATTGCCGGGATTACCGGTGAAATTGATAAGCTGTACGCGTTGGCGTCGCAGCATACCAAGGAAGATTCACAAATTGCGTTTAAGCAAGTCATGCCGGCAATGCAGCAGATTATGCAGATGCTGGCCTCGCTTAAGCCTAAGCCTCAATTGGATGCCGGTGATCAAGTTATCCTTCAAACCTCGATGGCTGAGACTAAGCGACGCGAAGTTAAAGATATGGGTGAGCTTGCGCTACAGAAAGAGAAGCTTAAAGCAGATATGCTGGCTAAGAATCGTCAGCAGCAAATCGACATTGCACTCAACGCATCCGATCGGCTTACCGAAGAAAGAATCAAGTCCGCAGAATTAACGCAAGATGCTGCGGTTTTGCAACACGAGCAGCAACAAACTGCTTTGGCCGCGCAGCAAAGCGCGCAATCAGCCTTAGGAGGGCTAAATGGCATCCAGTGATTCCCAGCAAATGAGTGAGCTTGCGCCCCAGCATAAGCGCCTTGCCATGGGCGTAAAGCTCGATGGTTCATCCATGAAAGGCGGCTCGGCGCCTGCTAAGCCTGCTCAAAAATCTGGCGGTTTGGCACAAGCCAAGAAGAAGTAATGCGGTACGTTGGCGACTACATCGGTGCTGTAGAAGCCGAAATGCGTAAGATATCTGAATCCTTGGTCAGTGGCAATGCCATGACTTTTGATGCCTACCAACGGCTAGTTGGCCAGCACCAAGGGCTTGTGAAAGCTCTGGACATTTTAAATGAACTTTTAAAGGAAACGGACGATGACAGTTGAACGGGACGCTTCGCATGAAGCAGCGTTGCGGGAAGCATTTCCTGCAGTTGATCCCGGTGCAGTGCCTGTAGGTGGTCGTATTCTCGTGCAATGGCGACAGACACGGAAGACGGTAACCAGCTCCGGCATTATGCTTGTGGAAGAGACCAAGGAAACGGAAAAGTGGAATAACCAGGTTGCAAAAGTCAT